ACTTTGCTTTCATTTCTGTGTTACATTTCCGAGAATCGTTAGGATTACGAGGTGAAGAACATATATATTTGATGAAAGAACATTTCTATCAGGCACTCAATGAAACGGAACACTTGGAGGAAATGGAACTTCGGGAGGGCAATAAGCACTGGATTGATAGGTTCTTTGCCAAACATCTTGTTTTATTTTATTTTTGGATCATGGTTGTTTACTATCTTGTTGATCCTATTGACGCTTATGATATCAACATGAAAATAGAGAAACATGCCTTTGAAACTTATATCAAATATAGTGCGTATCATCCATTAGATACTAAGATTTCAGAGATTGCCCAAGACGAATATGAGCATTCCAAAGAATTACAGAAAGCAATGTTGATGATTGCATAGATAATACTAATCACAATCATTAGTTTATGTTATCTACACAATATCGTCTTCGCTTAGAGGACATTTGCAAATCGATTGCAGCAGGAACAGAAGTAAGTATTGACGATATGATATGGGCACAGAAATTAGCAAAAGCAAATACATCAGCAAGAGGAATGTTGCAGACAGCAAGGAGGTTGGCAACGAATCCAAATGATTCTTTTCTGAATAATTTGAACATCGGAGACCCTGATTCAAGTAAACATAAAAGAGGATTTACTGATGCTGATGATATAGTTGATTGGTTTAGACCTGATAGACCAGATGATTGGAGACAACGTGACTGACATATCAAATAAAGATTCAGAACAAGATGTGAAAATTGCTGTTCTTGACAGTA